AATAATTCAGCAATTATATCTTTTTGGAAATCTTTTGTCTTCTGAAACTACTTCCGTTTATGGTGTAGTGGACGGTGACGTTAGTGGTGAGTGTGGACGACCTTGCAATGAAATTGACTATGAGCAATCAAAAAGATTCCCCATGCAAGACGAGGTCCATGGTTGGGGCGAGTGTGGAGAACATCTATCTGAGTTTGGACGACCTTGTAATGAAATCGAATATGAGCAATCAAAAAGATTCCCCATGCAAGACGAGGTCCATGAAAGGAATGATTATGAACAATATCCGCATTGTTACCCTAATACCTTGGTCGATGTAATAACTTTTTGCGACCAGGAAGATGGTGAATTTTCACAAAACAATGGATACTCATATTATAATATACATTACGAGCTACCTAAAGTGATCCCACAAGATAAATCATATGCTGGTGTTGTCAAAAATTTTGATGAACCCACTATACCCAAAAATATACCAAAAAACAAAACCAAAATTAGTGAGATCAATTTTCCTATAGTAGGATCTCAATTAGAAGGATTCTCTAAAGCAATAGAATACTTTAAAGAATCCTTACCAAAAAAAATACAAAAATGTAGCAATTTAGTTTTGCATGAATTGCCTGCTTCTGATTTTGATATTGAAAAAGTTTCCATTGGGTTTTCCTTGTGTAAAAGCAAGGAAGACCAGGAAATATTTTTCTATAATTTATTGCATGATATGTCTGCTCAATTGCCTTATTGTTGTGATTTTGTTTATAATATATATTTGCATAAATTATTTATGATTGATTTGCAGTGTTTGTGTGTGTGTGACAAGTGTAAGCTTCCAACTCACGTTATTGTTGATGATTGTGTTCCACTTTTTCCAATTTGTGCATGTGCGGTATCCACGCAAGGTGGCTTTGTTGAGCTTGGCCTGGATGCCCGAAAGTACATGGATTTTGTTGAGCATAGTCGTTGTAAAAATGATGTTTTGGATGCTTGTTTGTGTCACTTATCATCAACAAATCGTATTTATATATGTGCCAAATGTGCTTTTGTTGCAACTGGACTGTTAGAGTCCAGTTCTATAGTAGATAGAACTTTAGTTACTTCATTGGGCTTTCAGATGCTACCATATAAAATTCGCAGTTTTATTTGTAGTGAGTTAGGATCAAAGGAATTGCTTGATTTTGATTTTCCCGTTTCCAAGAGGTCATTGTTTTCCTTCTCCCGGAAAATGATGGAATCTGAATGGATCCCCCCTGCTTTTTTGTGGTCTTTTGTTCGCAATTGTTATCCTTGTTTCTTTGATTCTACTGTAAATCCGCTTGTAATTTTGCGTTCATTATTTTCTTTTTGCTCAATTTTTGGCCGTGTTGTTCCATCATATATTGTATCTCATCTTTTTGATTATATTGGGCTTTACCCTTTGATAATCAAAAGAGCTTTATCAAAAAATGCAAAAAAAATAAAAGGAGAGGAGTGTGAGTTGCAAAGTGGAAAAGTGGTTGGAGTTTCCAATATACTCCCCATGCGACTTGGAAAGAAAACAATGATGAAGGTGGAGGGAATATCTGCTCGAGTTGCTTGCCAAATGATGACTGTCCCTATGGAGTTCCACTCAGGAGAGGATGAAATTGGAATCAGTTATCCTGCACCACATCCCTTTATGGATAAGTGCGAGGTGTGTGGAGTAGGATTCAATACATCACGAGAATTGGACCAGCACAACCAAGGGAAGAGGCACCTGAAGGCTTTGAAGTATAGAGGATTAAAGTGTGATACTTTTTGCTATGTTTGCGGTATATTGTGTTGTGATGATGCATCATACCAAAAGCATTTGCAAGGAGTGAAGCACTGGCGTTCTCTTCAAATACAAGCCCAATTCCAGGCTGGACAGGATGATCTTCCAGAGAGTGAGAGAGTGTATGAAGAAGAGTCAGAAAGTGTCATTGATATTATAGTCACCTTTGTTCAGGCTTGTGTGAATCCTATCTTTGAGAAGATAGTGCAGCTCAGTGGCGTGAATAGAGCAAATGATGGTGAAACAGAGGTGATCAAGAATCTTGCAATGGACACTGCTTTCTTTTTGACACGTCAATTGTCCATGAAAGCTTATGGTGCCAAAATGTTCCTGTATCTGGGTTTGCTACGAAAGATATTGCCATCGCTACTATACAAGTTTGTTAGTGTTATTGTACATTTGTTTGTTGCTGTAGGTTATTCCATGATTGCTCATTCAATAGCTAAGTCATGGTTTGGCTCAGTAATAGCATACAATGCACTAACTACTCCGGTTATGTGGCAATCTGGAGAATGTGAGGTGGTTCAGGCAGAAGCAATACTGTTCAAAGAGGTGTTATCATTCATCAAAACATTGATGCCAGGATGCTATGTTGATAAGAAATCTTTCCTTCAGAGGGGCCAATATTTTTCGAGTGTCAATGCTTCCTTGACTTTTTTTGAGAAGATATCTAAATTCTTCTCAAATTTTCTCATGCCCTATATTTCGCCTTTCATTGCGTCAGCAATGCTGTGGATTACTGGAAAGAATTCCCCAAAACATAGGATCGTGACATGGATGAAGGCAGTGGATGATTTCATGTTTGAATTTGATGTGGATGAAAATTTGTTCAACACTTCAAATACCCGACTGGCTGAATCAATGGAAACACGGGTTCGGTTCGAACAAATGTATGTCGAAGGTAGAGAGATTGAAAGGTTTGTTGTGCAAAGAGAAGGCATTGTCTCGCGCCTTTGGGGTGTTACTGTTAGCAATTATAATAAGAGGTTGGAGAGTGTTAGGGTTGCAAATGGAGCTCTATTTGCTGCCCAAAAAGCCAAAAATCCACCTCTTATCATTTATCTAACAGGAAAGCCTGGCGTTGGGAAATCACAGTGTATAAACCACCTGATGTCAGATGTGTTTTATATTCTTGGTGAAGAAAAATATGTGCCAGCTTTGCACAGATTCACAAGAAATCCCACATCTGTGTATTGGGATTCATACACTGGTCAAAAGGTTTATGTGATGGACGACATGTTGCAGAGTCGTGATGAAGAAATCTGCCGAACAGAAGTGATGGATGTGATAAGGATAGCAGAAGACACGCCATACGCTTTGAATATGGCTAGTTGTGATGCTAAAGGCCTTAATTTCTTCCGCTCCGAGTTTGTTGTTATAACATCTAACAAGGATCCTGCCGAATTGGAGCCTTATATGCGATCACTGATTTTGGAACCCAGTGCCTTTCATCGGAGGATTGATATGAAGTTGGAAGTTACAGGAGGTAGTAAAGGTTTTGTGTTCGACAAGGACTGCATGCAGTTTCGATCGTCAGAAAGGAGTTACACGTGGTTCACTCTTGTGGAAGCTATTGCCAATAGCATAACACAGAAGCGAAAGCGTGTGATCAGTATGAGAGATATAGAAGTGGACAATAGGCTTGTTGAGCTCAAAAATCGAATGTTTCCTGAGGTGGCAGTGTACCAGGAAGGAGAAGAGGTGGAATTGCCTGTAGTTTCTAGTGGAGGGTTCATGACACGTGGTGTGGCATTGTGGAGGAGAATACGCAGAGAAACAATGAGGTTTACCATCAAAAGCATGTGTGAGGGTGTCATGGACGCAATCAGTGGAAGTGAACGAGTTGGTTTGACCATGCAAGTGTCTCCTGAGGTGGTCTACAGAGGTGCCTTTGCTTCTCACCTAGTCTCTGTTGTTTCCTTGGCTACAGCAGCATCATTCGCGTATCTTTGGTGGAAGAAATCTGGTTCTGAAGTTCCTAGCATTTTGCAAAATGCCAATGAATCAGGTGGTTATTCGACAAAGGTATGTAAGACGAAGCAACAGTCCCATACTGTGGGTCGTTCCAGAGGAAAAACCAGACCGCATGGAATGGAAATTGTGCAGAAAGGTTGTGACCTTGATACGGTTCGTATGAAAATTTCTCCAAATTTAGTGCGAATTGTGAACAGGATAACAGGCTTTGCTGTCACAGGAGTGTTTGTTGCAGGATGGGTACTTGTGATACCAATGCATATATTGATTTGCGAACTAACTGATAAGTTTGAAATCTTTTTCTTGAAAAGAGGTCTTGAATCTGTGCTAGTAGATTGTGTTGATTTGAAAGATGAAGATTTTTATTTGGTTGACGGAAGTCATTTGACTTTTATCAATTTGAAAAGAATCCTTATCAAGAAAATTGGTGCTTTCCCAAGCATAAAGAATCATTTCATAACATCAAGTTGTTCAATTGATGTTCAAGATGGAGAACTTTTTGGTATTCGTAAATCTTCAAATGTTAATGGTCAATCCAGGTACACAGAACAGATCATGGGTGCAACAAACAGCTACACAGTGGAGAGCTATAAAGTTGGAGAAGGGGACAAAGAAGTGGAGATCTTTGGAGTCATGACGTATGGAGCACCAACAAAAGTGGGAGATTGTGGTGCCCTTCTGGTTAGATCGATTGCTGGTCGTGCAAGGATTGTTTCAATGCATGTTGCTGGCAATAGTTCTATTGGATTGGGCACTATAATAACTCAGGAAATGATTGACAATGCTCTAGAGGCTCTTGTGACGCAGGTTGGAGAAGTGCCTTTCTTGGAACAAGCTGGATTTGAAAAGCTGCCAATACAAAAAGAAGAAAACGAAACGGTGGTAGAGTATGGGAGAGTGTGTGCATCGCAGCGCTCATTCATAGATCATACATCCTCTATACGAACTACCGTTTTGTTTGATGTCAGGTTACAAGAACCTATAACACATCCAGCTCCAATGAGAGGCAGATATGATGATGAAGGAGAAAAATTGACGCCGTTGTACAAAGCCCTCAAGAAGTCTTTGAGACCCTTGAGTCATATCCCTGAAGAACCATTGAAGAAAGCAATACTGGAGATGGCTGGAGGTATCATGGGCTTTCGAACACCATATTTGGATAATCCACGTGTCCTATCGGATAGTGAAGCAATCAATGGAATAGCTGGTGATCCTTGGATTAAATCCATCAACATGCAATCATCCCCTGGCTATCCATATATGACCCTTGGGCTTTGTGATAAAAAACAGAGTCTTGATGGTGATGTTGGAAGTTACGTGCCAAAAGGAGTTTTCAAGGAAAGGATCCAACAGATGGAAAAATTGCTTCTTGAAGGTGGTTGGTCTCCCTCATTTGTTGTTGACATGATGAAAGATGAAAGGTTGCCCATAGACAGTGTAGCAAAAGGGAAAGTTAGACTTTTCTGCAATGGGTCGTTTGATTTTGACCATATTGTTAGAAAATATTTTATGAGTTTTGTTGCTCATATTATGTCTATACATACCTTTTGGGACTGTTCTGTGGGCATCAATGTGTTCTCACAAGAATGGGGGATGATCATAGAAAGGATGAAGAGAGTGGATGAACCATTGTGGGTAGCTGGAGACTATTCTGGTTTTGATCGGTCTGTGCCTTATCAGGTTGCTATGGAAATAATGGATTTGGTTGACATTTTTTACAATGATGAATTTCATCATGTGCGTGTAAGTTTGATGTCTTCCATATTTTCATCGTTTCACATGTGCGACGGATTTGTGTACCGGATGAACCAGGGTATGCCTTCAGGGACCCCATTAACTGCCGTCTTCAATTCATTGTGTAATTCCGCCATGATACGTGCTGCATATTTTGAACTTCCTCAGGTTCTTGCTCTGCCTAAAGAGGAATGTATATCTGACTTTTCAAAGAATGTGCGGTGTGTTATCTATGGTGATGATCATGTGATATCAGTATCGAAGCATCGGAAAGCTTTCTCCCAGTTGTATTTGAGGGACTACTTTGCCAAATGTGGTCTTCAGTACACTAGTGCTACCAAGGGAGAAGTTGAATTGGATTTTCTGAATCTGAGCGAAGTGACCTTTTTGAAAAGAAATTTTGTTTTTCAGCACAACGCTTGGTGGGCTCCCCTCCCTATCAGAAATATCTACGAGCAAATGATGTGGTATAAAAAATCTCAATATACCAATCCTACAAATGTTTTGACACCACTTGTTCTTTCTGCGTGGCAAGAGTTTACTCAGTGGCCAGGTAAGGATATGAAGTATGATGAATGGTCCAGGTTCCGGTGCCGAATTTTTTCTCTATTGAAAGGTAGGCCTGAACTAAAAGCCATTGAGTGGCCTTCTGGAAAGCCTGTACATGCTGAGCAAATTGTTGTGGATGCAGATGAATATGTTGAAACAAGCGAGGGAATGAGGGGAAGTGGAAAAACAATTTCTAAAAACAAAAATGAAACAATGGAATATAATAAAATTGAAAAAGAAGAAGAGGAGGGATGTTATTCTGCCCACTGTTCAAGAAGCGGAGTACTTTCCTCAGTTGGAACACAGCAGTCATCTGCTGTATATCTGCAAGCTGGAGATGATCAAGTTGTTGCGTCTGCTCAAGATGACACCGTTCTGGCTTCCAGTACAGGTGTTTCTCGAGTTGGTATCACTGTCTTTCACGATCAAGCGGAAAAAGCCATCGTTAAGCCAGGTGGCTTTAGTGTGACCCGAGACACATCTGTTGTGTCAGATAACCTAGTGAATTTTGTTGAAAGGCCTTTTGTTTTGGAGTCTTTTGACTATGCTGTTGGACAGACACCAAATGGAAGGCCTTTTCGAAGATATTACTTTCCACTTGAATTTTTTAGATCAGCCAAGACAAAGAACTATTTCCTCAATAAATTTGCACATATAGCTTTTTTCAAGGCTGGTCTTAAAATAATGGTGAGAGTTAATGCCACAAAATTTCACTATGGTAAAATTATGGCTGCTTTTAGAGTGAATAATCTGTATGGAACAGACTCAATTGGATTTCCAAAGAATTCTATTGATACAATGGCCATTCGTGATGCGGGACCATGGACGAATGTGTATTCAGCTTCTCAAGGACCAAATGTACTTATGTCAATAACAGGTGGCACTGTTGCAGAATTAAATATTCCATACATGCTGCCTTACCAATATATACCAATGTGTGAGTTGCTATCACCGAAGTACAATTTTGGTTCTTTGGATCTGTATGCTATGACTCCAGTAGGTCCTGCTGGTGCCTCTGCTATATCAATAGTGGTCCAGGCTGCATTTTCTAATGTGGAGTTCTTTGGATTTTCACCAACTTCAACAATTACGATCGACAAAACACATCCAGCCAACATAACAATCGCCTATGCACCAGAATTTTTTGTGGAGAACATCGACATAAGCGAAATTGGAGTGGCAGGGTGTAGATCTGGAACAACGTCAATTACTCCTGTGTTCCAAGCTGGTGAAGAAGATGCACTTCGGGATCCAGACAAGCCAACGGGTGGTATTATTCGTAATGCCACCAGAGCAATTGGATCAATAGGTCCTGTGTCAACAATATTTAAGTCGTTTGCTCAGGCCTTGGGATTATCTATGCCTGTTAATACTGAACCAATTACCAGAATTAACATTAAGGGCTCTGATGTTTCCCATGTTGTTGGAGTGACGGCTGCAAATATGTTGACATATCATCCAGATACTGAAATTGTCAAAGATCCCAGCCAGTTTGGAATGGAGGATAAAGACTATTTGTTCAAGACTCTTGGGGAGAGATGGTCTTTTCTGTTCACCTACACTGATGCCATAACCACACGAGCAAATCTCCTGTTTTCTTTGCAAGCGTCACCATATGTTGTCAAAACCATGACTACAGCACAGGAGAAGAAGTTCATATGTTTTCCAACGATTCCATATGCCCTAACTCACAACTTTGAGTTATGGAGAGGTGAAATTGAGTTCCGGTTTTCATTTGTGTGCTCCTCTTTTGTGAGCGCACGATATATGATTTACTGGGATCCAGTTTATGGACCTGCTAAGTCTATGGATATTGGAGAATATGCACTGAACAAAATTATTGATGTGAATGGTGATACAGAAGTAGACTTCAGAGTGCCTTATATGGCTGCCCACCAATGGAGAAACAGAATATCGGACAAGATGAAGAACTATGCATGTGGTGAGGTGGTTGTAACACGCTTGACAGACATTGTCGACAGAGATCAAACCTCTGATTTGCCAATATACATCGTGTGCCATACAAGAATCAATGACTTGCAGGTTGCTATGTTCTATGGAAGTACCAGAGGAAATTTGGATTTGGATGATGTCTTTCTGTGGCCTCCTGCTCGACCATCAACGTTGCCACTCTCTGATGAGTTTAAGCCAAAACCAATAGCATCAGATGATCCACCAAAGAAACATCTGAAGAAAAGGGATGTGAAGGAAATTGAACCTCCTATCGTGACCACAACTGCACCACTTGAAACTGGTTCTCATGTTTCAGGATTTTGGAGGTTCCAGGCAGGATTGGAAGATACACACTCAGAGCCTTTGGTTCGTGATACGCAAAGTGCTGGTGGCTCACCAATAGCAGTCACAGATTGTCCCACATCAATACTGCATGTGATGAAGAGGCCAGTTCCGGTACCAGTTGATAGACCAAACACTCGCTTCGATATCAACATTTTTGGTCCTGACACTGTTGATCGGGAGATGCCTGCTCCAGTTTCTGGTGGTAAAGAAGTGAAAGTCCTGACTAGAATAACCAGTCCTGTGGATTTCTTTTCATCTGCATTCAGGTTTAGGCGTGGAGGGATACGTGTTACGTGTACCACCAATGTTGCAACTGGAATTGTGGTTTTGGCCAACTCACCATTGAGAGATAATGCTAACTCTGTGAAGCGCTACTATGCCTTAGCAGCAGGAACAGAAGATATTATGCCACCAACTGGCCAAGCGTGGGGAGATAATAACAGACCAATTGATGTTATCGTGCCATATTTGATGGGACATGCTGCAGTTCCATTTCCTTTCATGACCAACATATGGGAGGAACCCAATGTGTGGGAGATCACTGAAACTACCAACTACTTGTTTGACACTATATATGGTGAAGTACCATTCCAATCAGGTGTTTCCATATATAATGATATGCCTGGAGTAGTGTATTTGTCTGTAGCAGATGATTTCCTTCCGCTGTCTTTTTTTGGTTTCCCATGTATGTATGTGGAAGCCATGACAGCCACTCCTTTCCATCCGTAGTTGTGGGTGTGTGGTTTGCTAATTTTCCTATGATAAAAATTAGCACAAAATCCCTAGAGGTTCTTGGTATGGTTTGCAAGGCTCATTACGTGTATTCGCGGAAACAAGAATATAACTGTGGTCTTGCCTGCCTATAGCCAGTCCTCCGGGGAGGGCCCTCGCATGAGCTTGTCTCATGCTAAGGCTTTATTTTTTATGTTTGGGATTTATTCCCTTCATCTTTGTGTGTTTGCACTTGGGCACACATCGTAGACTACAAGAATTTTTTATTTATTTATCATCACCTTATTGGTTAAAGTATGCATGTTCATGTTTATTTGTGCATATTGACTCCGTGTTAGGGTAACTATGTTGCCCTTCGGGGCCAGAATGCAC